GGCACAGGGTGCAGGCCGTGGCCTACGTCGAAGTTGCGCCACCGAAGACAGGTGCGCTCGATTCGCAGATGGGCTTGCGGTCGCCAGCGTTTGAGCCGTCACCGCAAAAGCAAACCAAGCGCAAGTGAGCGACCTGGCCGCAACAGCGCGGCGGGCGCTAGCGCTTCGAGCGGAGGCAACCAAGCGCTCAAGGTGGCGCGAGGCGCTGCTGAGCGAGCTGTTCGACGGCCAGCTAGCGGTGCACCACGACAAGGCGCAGTTCCGCGCGGACCACTCAGGACGCCGCAGCGGCAAGACTGAGCGGCTGCCGCGTAGCGCGCTCGTGAACGCGCTCGAAGCTGGGTTCAACGAGGTTGTGTTGATCGGGGCCGAGACGAAGGACAAGGCCAAGTCGCTCCACTGGGCGAACATCAGCGCCGTGATCGACCGGCACAAGCTTCCGTTCGCGCCCAACGCATCGCGGGGTGCGTTCACGTCGCCATGGGGCAGCGTCATCCAGTTCTGGGGCATGAAGGACCGCAAGAGCATGGAGCTCATCCGCGGCTTCAAGCTCAAGTCAGCCGAGTTCGATGAATGTGCTACCTTTGCCCACCTGCTCAAAGCGCTCACGCAGGACGTGCTTGAACCCGCCTTGGGCGACACGGGCGGCACGGCCACGCTTAGCGGAACCCCCAGTGTTACGCGCGCGGGCAACTGGTTCGACATCTGCAACGGCGCACCGGGGTGGTCCGTTCACCGGCGCACGGTGCTGGACAACCCCAAGTTCCCACGCGACGCCAGGGCATGGCTGGACAGCGTGCTCGCGAAGAATGAGTGGGCGAGCGACTGCGCCACGTATCAGCGCGAGTACATGGGCAGGTTCGTCAACGACTCGGACGCGCAGGTCTACCGCTACCTTCCAGAGCGTAACGACATCGACGCTATGCCTGCGCACTACGACCGCTCGAAGTGGCTGCACGTGCTTGGCCTCGACTTCGGCGTCAATGATGACTGTGCGTGGACCGTGTGGACGGCTCACCCGCACAGGCACGAGATGTACATCGTGCGCAGCTTCAAGCAGGCGGGCTTGCTCGTGGACGACGCGGCAAAGGTCACGGCTGAGCTCTGCGATGAGTTCCAGCCCGTCGACCTGCCCGCGGACACCGGCGGCATTGGCAAGCCTTACGCAGAGCAGTGGAACAGGCGCTACGCGGGGCGTCTTGGCATGCCGCAGATGCGCCCAGCGGACAAGCAAGAGAAGCGTGCGCACATTGACCTACTCAACACGGACATGCGGACTGGACGAATAAAGCTTGTCAAGGACGAATGTGCTGAGCTATCATCGGAGTACCAATCGCTACCCTGGCACGAGTCTAGGCTGCGAGAGCACCCAGGTTACCCGAATCACTGCTGCGATTCAGCGTTGTACGGCTACATGGGTGTGCGAGCGTACGCGAACAAGGCACCGGAACCGCGCCTTGCTGACCGAGACCCCGACGAGGGTGCCGCGTGGCTCGAACAGCAGGAAGCCGAAGCGCTGAGGGCGGAGCAGAGCAGGGAGGATTGGGAGCGTTACTGACGCGTCCGGCCTCTCGTAAGGCTTTGCTTGAACTCGCGCGCGACCTGCGTGACCTGGGCGTCACGAGCTGCGACCTTGCGGGCGTCAAGCTAGAGTTCGGGCCTATCCCCGTGAAGCCGATGGCGCTCACGCCTGAGGACGTTGTCGAGCTCGCTCGTGCGTCTGCCGAGGCTGCGCGCGAGGAGTCAGAGAAGATCGCCATGTGGAGCGCTAGCTGATGGCGTACCTGCTGGACGACTGCAAGGACGGCCTTTGGTTCGAGGAGACCGAGGATAAGGTCGGGCCTGCGGTCATTTCGATGATCAAGCAGCTGCGCAATCAGAACGCTGGGCGCCGTGAGCGCGTGCTGCGCCTCCTGCGCATGTACGGCAACAAGCCGGGAGCGACGCAGGGCTGGCAGCTGGACGACTCGCGGCTGCGCTACAACCTGATCGGCCAGGCCGTGGACACGGTCATCAGCGAGGTGACGTTTCAGCCGCCCAAGGTTGCGTTCCTCGTGAGCGGTGGCGACTGGACGCTCAAGCAGGCTGCGAAGGCTCGCGAGTCGCTTACCGAAGCGCAGATGCGCGATGCGGGCTTTTTCACGGGCGAGGGCGCCAAGGTCATGCGCGATGGCGCTATCACGGGCCTGAGCGTGTTCCACACGTACGTTGATTGGCGCTCATTGAAGCCTGCGGTGGAGCGCGTCATCCCGCTTGAACTCGAGATGGAAGAGTCGGACTCGCGTGACGGCAAGCAGCGCTCAATGTTTCGTGGTCGTCCGCGCGACCGTCGCGAGCTTGCGGCTCAGCACCCAGATCACGCGTCGCAGATCATGGACCGCTCGAAGGTGAAGCGCTGGGATGCGCAATCCAGCGGACCCAACGAGGAGTGGCTAGTCACGGACTCGCGCCTGAGCGACCTCGTGATGGTGTACGAGGCGTGGCGCCTACCGTCGTGCGATGAGGCGTCTGAGCCTGAGAGTGAGACTGATGGCGGCGTCAACCTCGAGGGACGCTACGTGAAGTGCGTCGAGGGCTTGGTGCTGTGCGACGAGGAGTGGGAAGCGCCATTCTTCCCGTTCGCGATGGTCGAGTGGAAGCCGGACGTGGTGGGTGCGTGGGGCATTGGGCTCGCGGCTGACATGCAGGCGGACCAAATCGAGCTGAACCGCACACTGATCAAGCTGCAAGAGACCATCGGTGCGGCCGCTGGCTTCTGGATGCTGCAACGTGGCTCGAAGATCTCGCCGAAGCGCATCACGGACATCCCCGGCACGATCATTGAGTACGACGCGGTCCCTCCCCAGTGGAACCAGCCCAACACGTTCCCTGCGGACCTCGTGCAGCACGCGGACATGGTCATCCAGCGTGCGCTGCGTCGCGCGGGCATCAACGAAATGGCGGCTACGGGATCGAAGCCGACGGGTCTTGACTCAGGCGCTGCTATCCGCGAGTACCGTGACCAGTTCAGTCTGCGCCAGTCGCCTCACAGCGAGGTGTACAACAGGCTAGCTGTGGAGCTCGCGAAGCGCCTGGTGTGGTGCAACCGCGAGATCTACGACTACGTCACGAGCAAAGAGGGTAAGTCAAAGAAGCTCAAGATGCCCGAAGTGAGCGTGAAGGTGAAGCGCGGGCGACGCGACGTGCTCAAGCGATTCCGTTGGGACGAAGCTGACGCGCCGAGCAATGAACACCAGATCGAGACGTACCCATCATCGTCGCTTCCGAGCAACCCCGCGCTGCGCACGCAGACCGTCCAGGACTGGATGGGCGCAGGACTGATCAACCAGGACGAGGCTCGCGCGCTGTTCGATTTCCCGGACACCGAAGGCCACATGAACCTGGCCTTGGCGGACCACGACTATGCGCTGTTCGCATTCGAAACGATGGTGGAAGACGGGGAGTACGTGCCGCCTGAGCCCTACCAGAACCTCGCGATGGCGCTTGAGCTGATGCGGCGCGCGTACCTGAGGGCTCGCATCGACGGTGCGCCTGACGAGCGCCTGGATCTCGTTCGCGACCACATGGCGTCTATCGAGCAGATGATGAACAAGGCGAAGGCAGCCGCAGCGCCGCCCGCCATGGGAATGACCCCGCCTCTCGCGGGTATGCCGGCACCGGAGCTAGCAGGCATGGCAGAGATACCGCCCAACGGTATGGTGGCGTGAGCGACATTGAAACCCAGTCAGCACCAGAAGTAGCAGAACAGTCAAGCGGAGGCGCGCCTGATAGCGGCAGCGTCGATTCAGCATTGCGAGCGCTCGCAGCGAGCAAGGGCTTTGCGTATGGAGGCGAGGAGCCGCAAGCTCTCGTCGACACACCAGACCCCGACGAGGCCAAGGCAACTCCGGAGCCAGTGGTTCCCGATGCGCCAAAGTCCGTTGCTGCGAAAGAGGTCCCGCTTGAAAAATACGCGCGTATCGAGGCTAAGGCTCGCGAGGCAGAGGCTAAAGCTCGTGCGGCAGAGCAGCGCGCGATTGAAGCTGAGCGTCGACTGCAGGAAGACGATGACGCGTGGAAAACGGATCCGCTCGTTGCCCTCCACCGTCGTGGATTGAGCACGGTCGATCTCAACAAGCGCGCTCTTGACCTCGGCGAGCCAGCGAAGGCGGACGCTCCCAAGGAAGACCTGCCCGCCTGGGCGCAAGAGCTCAAGAAGCAGAACGACGAGTTGCGCCAGTGGCGCGAACAACAGGTTCAGCGCGAGCAGCAGACAGCGCAGCGGCAGGCCGTGCAAGCGCAGGTGGACATTCTCAAGAACCACCTGACGAAGTTCGACGAGTTTTCGCTGGTGAACGACCTGGGCGAGCACGAAGAGGTGCTGCGCCGCGTGTCCGCTCACCTAGCAGGAGGGCGTTTCGAGGACGACGAGCAGGC